TATCAAGAGCTACCATAATTTAATATTTATAATAAAAATAAATGCCAGGAAGAGTTAGATTTTTAGATCAAGTCCCTGTTGGATTTTATGATGTAAATAATACTGATGGGGGAGGAACTCCTGGAGGACCAATAGGTTCCATACAGTATAATGATGCTGGTGTTCTTAATGGTAGTGCTAATTTATTATGGAATAGTTCTACCAATATAGTAACATTAATAGGTACAATTAATGCTACTAATTTTATTGGTAACCTCCAAGGAACATCAAGTTGGGCGGTAAGTGCATCACAAGCATTAACAGCTTCATACGCACAAAATTCCCAAACCTCATCATTAGCTGTATCTTCTAGTTATATAGCGGCTAATAATAATGTTGACTATCCTCTAGCTATATTTAACGGTCCTACTCTTACACAATCAGGTCAATCTGGTTCAGGTAATTTTATAGTTGGAATATCTGGCTCAAGAACATTAGTCTTTAACCCAGGTTCAGGTGTTTTATCTGTTAAATCATTATACACTGATAATGCACAATTAGGAAGTAGTCAATATGATGTCCAAACATTATATGGTAATGTTATAATACCAACTGGTAGTTTGATTGTGACTGGTTCAATAAATGTGAAAAGTGATGTTAATAACATTTTTTTAATCAAAAATCAAAACAATGTTCCTGTATTTACAGTAAGTCAAAGTGGAATTATAGTATTTTCAACACAATCAACAGAATTAACTAGCTCAGCTCCTAATGGAGGAATTTACTTTACTTCACAGTCTTTTTATATAGGCTTAGATTAGCATATATTTATAAATAAAGCATAAATAACATGGCAACTTGGAAAAAAGTAGTGGTATCAGGTAGTAATATATCACAGCTAAATAATGACTCTGGATATTTAACATCAGCCACATTAGCCTCACCTAATGCATTTGCTACAGCATCTATAGCAGGAACTAACTTATTAGCTGACTCACCATCAGGTAGTTTAAATTTTGCTTCTTCTTCTGGACAAGGTTTAACAATATCGGGTAGTTCTGGCAATGATACTTTAACTTTTGGTTTATCAGCTATACCAAATTCTAGTCTAGCTAATTCTACAATAAGTGGTAAAGCATTAGGTACTAACTTAGATGCCCTAAGGGAAGGTACTGGTATAACATTTCTCCAATACAATGGTAGTGCTCCGGCTACTGTATCTATATCTGGAGCATCAAGCTTAAATGCAAACTCACTCATAAAATGGACAGGAACAGCATTTGATCGTGCTAATATCACAGATAATGGTACATTAGTGACAATAACCTTACCATTAACTGTGACTGGTTCAATTATAGCAACTACTGGATTTACTGGTTCACTTCAAGGAACAGCTTCTTGGGCAAATAGTGCTTCCCAAGCGTTAACAGCCTCATTCTTACCTGTTGGAACATATAATATAACAGCATCTTGGGCTCAAAGTGCAAGTAATGCTGTAAACGCTCAAACCGCTTCATTCTTACCTGTTGGAACATATAATATAACAGCGTCTTGGGCTCAAAGTGCAAGTAATGCTATAAGCGCTCAAACCGCCTCAAATATATTTCCCGCTATAACAAATAATACTGATAATAGAGTATTAACAGCAACCGGGGGTGGAACAATAAATGGTGAAAATAATTTAACATTTGATGGCACTACATTAACAGTTACTGGAAATGCCACTATTACAAATAATCTAGTAGTCCAAGGTACAGCTTCATTCCAACAAACTACTAACTTAGAAGTAGCTGATAGATTTATATTATTAGCTTCTGGTTCAAATTCTGCAGGTGATGGTGGTCTCGTAGTCCAGCAAAGTACACAAAATGTTGGTGAATTATTCGGGTGGGATAGTGGAGTTAGCCGCTGGGCCGTGACTGGTTCATTCACAGCTAACCAATCCTCATTTACCCCTGACGCGTTTATGGCCGCTGTAGTCACAGCGGCAGGAACAACTCCATCTCCCGCAGCAAGATATAATGCTGTAGGTAATATTTATGTATCGTCAGGTGATGAGAGTATATGGATATATTCTTAATAGAGCAATAGCATAATATGAGTTTTTCAGCATCACATATAGTTACAAAAAACGGTGATATGATTTCACAATCTAATAATAAAGCAGAATTGAGTAATAACCAATTAAATATTAAAGAAATAGAAGTTTTACTATCTTTAATAAAAAGATCAACTTTTATTGGAGAAGACATAGAACCTTTATATAATCTAATTATTAAGTTACAAAATCAATATTTAAGTTTAAAATAATACACGTTATGAATTTATTTTCAATAGATAATCTCTCTATAGAGGAGGTGAGTGCTTTAAGACAATCATTAAATGTTATAGATATTAAGGGATCATCGGCTCAGTTTATAGCTAACCTTCAAGTAAAACTAGATCATGAATTAGAAGAGATTCAAAAATTTTTAAGAGAAGAAGAGCAAAAAAAACAAGAGGGCATAAAAAAAATAGAAAAAGTCACTAAACCAAATTCTTAATATATTTATAACATATATTATAGGCCCGAAAGGGAAGTGGGCGGTACACATTTACCGTAACCAACCTTAATAAAATTTAATATGCCTTCATGGAAAAAAATAATTCTTAGTGGATCAGATGCTTCTTTAAATTCATTATCTGTATCAAATGGTATTACTGGATCATTATTTGGAACATCAAGTTGGGCAGTAAGTGCGTCACGTGCCTTAACATCATCATACATTACTTCATCTAATGTTTATGGACCTTATGGTTCAAATAGCATACTAAGTGCTTCATATGGAGTGACATCATCTTACGCTGTCGCTTTCTATGCTTCACAATCACTAACAGCTAGTGGATTAATATATCCTACAGCTGATAACGGTGAAGAATCTTTCATACAAACCAACGGTGCCGGTGCATTATCATTACAATATGTTAAGACAATATATGAGGAAATTGTAAATGGCGAATCAACCCAACTAGTTAAAGGCACACCCGTGTATGTTTCAGGATCAGTAGGTGCAGCATCAATTGTATTTAGAGCAGATGCTAGCAATTCAGCCAAAATGCCTGTGGTATATGTGTCCGCCGATACAATAAATCCTGGAGGAACTGGTAGAGGTATAGCTTTAGGTCTAATAAAAGGAGTAAATACAACAGGATACCCCGCAGGTACAGAAATATATGTTGGAGTAGGAGGTGGATGGACATCTACTAGACCAACAGGCTCAACAGTCATAATACAAGTATTAGGATATGTGACTAAGGAAGGAAGTGGAGGACAAGGTGTAATACTAAATCCTGGCCCCGCTAATTTACCTAACTTACAAAACGGTTACATATGGGTAGGAAATTCCACTAACTATCCAACAGCAGTACAGACGTCATCTATCCAAAATGTAGTTAGTTCATCGTTTTCAACCACTTCATCTTACGCATTAACAGCATCATATGTACAAACAGCCCAAACCGCATCTTATGTCTTAAATGCGGTAAGTGCTTCTTATGCTTCAAGTTCAACTAGTGCATCGTATGCACTAACAACCTCATTTGCTCTAAACGCTTTTCCATATACTGGCTCTGCTCGTATTACAGGCAGCCTAGGCATAACTGGTTCAGTTAGTATATCATCTGGTAGTTTAAATATTACTAACGTAAATGGTACTAACATATTAAACACACTTAATTATGCTTTAAGTAATAATATTGGTAGTACCACAGTATCATGGAATGATAATATATTATACGACTCTAGTATAAAAAGTGTAGATTGGAAAAATAAAATATTAAATGATCAAGCAATAAGTGTAGATTGGAAAAATAGAATATTACATGATCAAGCAACTAGCTCAAGTATTAACTGGGATACAAGAGAAGCAAATGACTTATCAAATGCTATAAGTATAGATTGGGGCCAGAGAGTATTACGTGACTCATTTGGTGAAGGGGTATTAGATTGGGAAAACAGAACATTTGAAGGAACAGCCTCTATAGCAACAATAGCATCCTTTGCAACAATAACAGATTCAGCCAGTTATAAAGCTACTGCTAGTAATATTGATTATCCTTTAGCTATATTTAACGGCCCCATCATATCATCTAGTCAATCTAATTCAGGCAGTTTTATAATTGGAGCAATAGATCAGCCTCTCTATTTCAATCCAAATACTGGTGTTTTAACTACTAGAACATTTAGTGGAGCGTTAATAGGTACAGCATCATTTGCTGTAACAGCATCATATGCTTTGAGTGGTGGAGTATCTTTTCCTTATACTGGTAGTGCAATTATAACAGGTAGTTTAGTAACCACCGGTTCGGTAAGAGGACAAGTAATAAATATAACACCCAACAACCAAACCGCCTCCTTAAACTGTGCTTTAGGAAACATATTTACATTAACGTTATCAAGTAGTGTTAATACAATACTAACAGCAAGTAATATACAGCCAGGGCAAGCTATAAACTTACGTATAGTACAACCTAACCCATCAGGTAGTTTGACATATGGTTCTCAATTCAAGTTCTCAAGTGGATTTGCGTACACCGCCTCCACTACATCATCTGTTACAGATATTATCTCATTCTTGACATTTGATACATCTTCATTATTTGGTACTTCAATAAGAAACTTCATATAAAAATGTTTCAATCATTTTCATATTATAGCCAATACTCGTATATTGACTTAAATGCTTTAACGTTTATTTCAGCATCTGGCATTACTGATCTTACTCAAAAGACAGCGATTAATCAATTAACCGTTGACTTAAAAAGCTATGGATTATGGGAAAAGATGAAAGCAGTATACCCATTTATAGGTGGAACCGCTTCAACACATAAGTGGAACCTCATAAATCCAGTAGATACTGATGATGGGTTTAGACTAAATTTCTTCGGTAGTATAACACATAACAGTAATGGTATTACAGGTAATGGATTAAATGCTTATGCTCTCACATATGTCGCTCCCTCATCAAGTTTAACACTTAACTCAACATCAATATCAATTTATTCTAGATCAAATATTAGTACTAATTCAGTAGATATTGGAGTAGGAGTTGATGCTGGAACTGATGATAGAAGACTTAGTTTATCTATAAGATTTAGTAATCTTTTTACTAGTGATCAATATAACTATACTACAGGACGCGTAAGTTTAACTAATACGTCATCTTTAGGTCTTTATACTGGCAATAGGTCTGGATCTAACAGTCATAAAGGATATAGAAACAATACACAGATAGGTACTACAAACACTGGTTCTTCTGGTGTGATATCTGTTCTAACAGGATCTATAGCTCTTTTAGGTCTCTGGCGTCAAGACATTAACAATGCTCATTATTTTTCAAGTAAAAATTTATCATTCGCTCATATAGGTGACGGTTTAACAGATACTGAAGTCGTTAACTTATATAGTGCTGTTCAAAAATATCAAACAATATTAGGTAGACAAGTATGATAGCTTATTTATTAACAGAACAACAGAAAAATAAAATTGTAGGGCAATTATTTGCTCCTAACTCATATTTTAATCCTATCCAAGATGATGAAGATAATTGGGTTATCTTTAAAGAAGAAGCAGAAGGATGTATGAATGAAGAATTCATGTGGGTAAAAACTCTTCCTATAATTGAGTATGTTCCTTCATCATTTAATATTTAACATATTTATAATAAAGACATATTACTCTCTTATTTAGAGATAACCTAAAAAAAAGCATATGCCTAGGAACCCATTTTTAGACCAAGTCCCTACACAAGACTTTTCATCAGTATCATATTATTTACAGAGTAAGTTAAATGTTCCTGTAATAAGTTCATCTTACTCATTTAATTCAACATCAGCCTCATATGCTTTAAACAGTCCAAATATCACATCAGGGACGGCAGCCCCATCAGGAGGCAATGACGGAGATATTTATTTACAATATGTATAATTTTAAAATAAAAATAATATGGCAGATAATGTAGGGTACACACCAGGAACAGGTGCAATGGTAGCAGCCGATGAAATTGGCGGAGTACTTCATCAAAGAATTAAAATTGGTGTAGGTGTAGATGGTGAATCAACAGATGTTAGCAGTAGTAACCCTATGCCTATTGCGGCTTATGGTGAACTAATAGAAGCTGTTGAAGCCATGCGATTAGCTATTCAATCGCTCAATAGAACGGTAGGGCTTGCACAAGTAAACCCTACCAATGGTAATATGTATGTTGACGGCTCGAGGGTAACGCAACCCGTATCAGGTACGGTAAATGTAAACAACCTTGCAACAATTGGTGGTAATAATGCCAACGCTGTGCCATTATCACTTGAAAGAGGTGCTGCCGATAATTTAAGAAGAAATATAATAGTAACATAAAATAATAATATCATGCCAACTACAAACGGAAATCGCAAAATATTAGATTTAAAAAGGTGGGAACAAGTAGCACCCTCACCATTATCTACACAAGCAGGTTCATTCATTGCTTCATCAAGACACTTTAGACAGCAACAGCTATTAGTAAGGTCTACAACCGACGCATTCATATACAACCCTAATGAAGATGGATGGATTCAAATCCCTTCACCAGCATTTACACCATCATTAGGAGCAGGTTCAGCAGGTACAGCAGGTGCTTGGAGTACAGGAACAACGGTTGCTGCTAATTCATTAACTGCAACGGGTGGAACAACCTCTACAATCGTAACCAATCAGACTTTGGCTCGTTCAATTGCAGGATATTCGGTTCATATCCTGTCTGGGCCAAACGCTGGGGTTACGCTTCCTGTTTTATCAAACACAATAGGAGCAACTGCGACTATTACCGTAGCAACACAGGCATCGGCATTCTCTGCTTCAACTGTTTACAGGCTTTGCACACCTGTATGGTTTGTGTTAGGGTCAGGTACTTTAGCTTCGGGTTCGTTTAAGAAATACGATTTTGCAACTAACACTTGGACTACACTTGCTCACGCAAGTTTACCTGCTTCGATTGGAACTGATGGAAAATTGATTAGCACTCCTTCATGGTTAAATACCGATTACAAAGCGTTTGCAACAGGGACAGCAACAGCTGGGGGTGCATCTACTTTAACCAATAGTGGCAAAGCTTGGACAACCAATCAATGGACAAACTACCAAATTAGAATTGTATCAGGTACAGGTGCAGGTCAGATTAGAACCATTGCATCCAACACTGGAACAGTAATTACAGTTGGTTCGGCTTGGACTACAAGCCCTGATGCAACTTCGGTTTATTCGATTGAGGGCAATGATGACTTTTTGTACTACATAGGTAATAACGCTGTTACTTTGTTTAGATATTCAATCACTTCAAATACTTGGAGCACTTTAACCCCAACAGCAGCAAGAGCAGCAGCACCGGGAGCAGGTATGAGTGGACATTGGATTTATGGAGAAACTAATACCAATTGGGCTGCCGAAAATTCAATAATCAATGGTAGACGTATTTACTCATTTAGAGGCGGTGCAGGTGCAATACTTGATTACTATGACATTGCAGCTAATACATGGGTGTCGGGTCTTACTTATTCACCCGCAGTAGAAGTTTTTGGCGCAGGGACAAAATACATTTATTTGAATGATAAGATTTACATTCAAAAAGATGCAACTAACCGCTGGTTTGAGTTTGATATAGCAGAACAAAACATGACAGGTTGGACGACTATGCCAGTAGTACAAGGTACAGCAATTGCTGGTGATACTGCGTTTGATGTTACTTACTACGATGGGGCAACCGAGATTCATTATGTGTATATGCTGATGAACACATCTTCAATTATGTATCGACAAATGATAATCTAATGCTTTTAACCTTACTAAGCAATGGAACACCCCCACCTATATCTACTCGTGTGTGGATAAAAGTAGGGGGCGTATGGAAGGAGACGATAACATGGATTAAAGTATCAGGAACTTGGAAGCAATCAACACCGAAAATAAAAATTGCAGGCATTTGGCAATAAAAATTAATTTTAACACATAAAAATATTAATATATTTATAATAAAATATAAAGTCTTTTAATAACTTAAAGATTATTCAAATAATATATGATTAATACAGATTATTTTTGTATATAAAAATTTATAAAATTAAATAAATAATTATGGAAACAAAAGTTTTAACACAAGAAGAATTACAACAAATTAAAGACATCCAACAAGAAAGATTAACATTAATTGAACAATTTGGTATTTTAGAATATAATATACAAGATCTAGAACAACAAAAACAACAACTCAGATCAACATTATCCAGTCTAAAACAAAGAGAAATTAAGTTAGGCGAAGCGTTACAAGAAAAATATGGTGATGGTACCATAAACATAGAAAAAGGAGAATTTACAAGTATTTCCTAGTTTTTAATAACTTTTACCATATTTATAACAAAACATAAATTATAAAGAACATGGCGGAAACTTTAATCTCACCCGGCGTACTCGCTAACGAAAACGACCAATCATTTATTTCTCAAGGCCCAATAACAGTTGGGGCTGCAATCATTGGACCCACAGTAAAAGGCCCATATGAAATTCCTACTATTGTAACTTCATATAGTGATTACCAAGCTAAATTTGGTACTACTTTTAACAGTGGTGGCCAAGCTTATACTTATTTCACTTCAATTGCTGCTTACAACTATTTCAACAATGGTGGCGAAACATTATTAGTAGCAAGAGTAGCAAGCGGTAATTTTACCGCCGCTACAAGCTCAGTAGGAAATTACATTCCATTAGTTAATGGTAACCCAGCTACTGGTTCCTATACCTTCACAGCAGCCAATACTGGCTCATTCCAAGGTTTCAATATAACTATAGGAAATAACACATGGTACTTAATAGGATATGGTGGAACAACATTCTATAACAACAGCCTTGACTATGGGTATTTCAACACTGGTTCAAATTGGGTAGCATCAGCTTCACAAGCTATAAATAATTGGCCAGAATTAACAGCTTATATTAGCGCAAGTTGGAATGGTAGTACATTAACGCTATCAGGATCAGCTGGTGATACTTTTATAAATGGTGCAACCCTTAACACATCCAGCTATATAGGTGATGCTGGTGGATTAGCTGCTACTCTTGGTGGAGCTACAGTTAGTTCCCCATCAACTGCATTAACATTAGAAACACTGTCTGAAGGAAAAATCATGAATAATAGTGGAGCTGAAACGTCAGGTGCTCTAGTTAGTGGTTCATCAAATAATGTGAGATGGCAAGTTGTAAATTCTAACACAGGTTCAGGAACCTTTGATTTATTAGTTCGTCGTGGTGATGATAATTTATTGCAACCTGTTGTATTAGAGACATGGACTAATCTATCTATGGATCCATTTGCTCCAAACTATGTGGCAGCTGTAATCGGCGATTATAAGAGTGACTACAACCCAGTTACTAACCAAATTGAAATAACTGGGACATATCCTAACAGAAGTGCTTATGTAAGAGTAGCGTCAGTAGCTACACCTACACCAAACTTCTTTGATAATAATGGCAACCCTGTTTCAGCATATACTGCTTCAATTCCTACAAACAATAGTGGTGCATTTAGTGATGCTGCAGGAGACTTATTCTATGGTGGTGGAGCTAAATATTATAATAATATAGTGAATGGAGTTAATAACCTTCAAGGCATTAGCGCTAGTAACTATAACAACATGATTAATTTACTAGCAAATCAAGATGACTATAGATTCAATGTATTACTAACTCCTGGTCTATTCTCAGCTACTGGATTAGGTACATCTCAAGTAACTACCGCAATAAACAACACTCAAAATAGAGGTGATAGTATATATGTTGTAGACTTAGTACCTTATGGAACAACAGCTGTATCAACTGTAACAGCCGAGGCTGCCGCTAGAAATACTTCATATGCTGCTTCATACTGGCCTTGGGTTCAAACCGTTGACCCTGACACTGGTAAGAATGTTTGGGTACCCGCCTCAACTATGATGGGTGGAGTATTTGCATATAATGATAGTGTATCAGAACCTTGGTTCGCTCCCGCTGGTATAAATAGAGGTGGATTAAGTAATGTGATACGTGCTGAATGGAAATTAACTCAAGCGAATAGAGATTCTCTATATACTGGCAAAGTTAATCCAATCGCTACTTTCCCTGGACAAGGTGTGGTAGTATATGGGCAGAAAACATTACAAACAAAAGCATCAGCCCTTGATCGTGTAAATGTTCGTCGTTTACTAATTGCTCTTAAGTCTTATATTTCTCAAGTTGCTCAGAACTTAGTGTTCGAACAAAACTCAATTGCAACAAGAAACCAATTCTTAAGCCAAGTAAACCCATACTTAGCCTCAGTACAACAAAGACAAGGTTTATATGCCTTCAGAGTAATAATGGATGACTCGAATAACACACCTGATGTGATCGATAGAAATCAGTTAGTAGGGCAAATTTATATTCAACCAACTAAGACTGCTGAATTCATATACCTAGACTTCAATATCCTTCCAACTGGGGTCACTTTCCCGGCATAGTAAAATATGTAATTAGGTAAAATAAGATGAGGTGTCAAAAGACACCTCATTTTTATTTATATATCCATTTTAAATTACCTGAATCCCAAACCCTCCTCCACCCATTAGCTAACATATTTTCATACTCTGTTAGGCTAGAATTAAAATTATCAAGTAATTTAGGTAATTTGTGTTTTTGACATGACATCCTATTTAAAACAATATTATTTTTCCAATATATGTAAGAAGGTGATGTTTTCTCTATAAATAAGAATCCTAATGTTTTATACAAATTACCATCAAAAAATCTCCTATCTGCGAAACTTAATATAGGTAAATTAGAGGTATTATAATTAGTTATAAAATGTTTAAATAATTTAGAAGCCCCACCAGTAATATTAGTATTTAATTTATTACAAAATCTAACCATCTCCATCTCATTAGAATTTTTCTTAAATCTATTTTTAGAGAATGTCATAAGAGATACTAACTCGTTATTATGGTATAAACCTAAATTAATAGATGAGTGGGTATACCCTTGTATGTGATTATCATTCAAGAATTGTTTAACTATTTTAACATCATCTATTTTTTTCAATTCACATTTTCTAGCATATATTTTATTAGAAATTTTATTTAGTTTATTTAATATTACTGATTGTATAATATGTTTTTTAAATATCCATTCATAATCAAGGATATGAATAAGATGTATTCCTTGTTTCTCACACTCATCTGTCTTATATAAATGGTAATTCTTATACTTACCCATAGATTCAGAGTGCCAATACACTCCATTAACCTCAATAGCCAAATTATAATCAGGAAGATAAATATCTATTTCTAAGCGGTTAGGTAATATGTCTCGCCTATTAAGTAAAATTTTATCCACAGAAATATACTCAGACAAAAACACAACAAGTTCATCCTCAACCAATGAATACCCTTTATAATCAGAACAATTACAAGAAGGTAAATACCCATTACTCAAATAAACATCAGTAATAGATGAACATTTATCACACTGAAATTGAAATTTATTTTTAAACAAGTGACTTAGCATGTTCTGGTCTAAATATTCTTTATCAAACAATGGCTTCATCCCAGATATATTATAGTAGTTAATAAGTTTTTCCCATTTAACTTCAACAAAGTTTTTTCTAGGTAATGTTCTACCTTTAAGTTTTTTAGATATTTTATCTCCTATTTCTTTGTTTTTAGTAGCTATCTCTACTCCATATCTTTCTATTATAGTATTACGTGACTTATTTTGAACATCTTTAATAAGAAAAGGATTAGTAACACCATATTTTTCTTGTAAATTATTCTTATATACATTTTGCACTTGTTCTGACTGGAATGCTACTTTTGTACCATACTTTTCTAAACATGTATTTTCTCGTTTTGTCAACCAAGATTTATCTTTACCTTTATACTGTTGGGCACAAGTCTTATTACAAAATTCTTGTTTAGATGAAGGAATAACCTCAAATTCTATATCACAATTCTTGCATATTATTTTTTTCTTTTCTTTTTTAGGCCTAGCCATGTCATGTGTTTTAGGTGCGAACGCTGTTACGTTAATAAATATATGAAATTCTATCAAAAAATCCAAATAAACTATATGTATAAGAAAACATAATAACATGGCAGTACTAGATCCAAACGAAATATTCTTCACCGCTTTTGAGCCCAAACAACAGAATCGCTTTATAATGTACATTGATGGTATCCCATCATATATTCTCAAAGGTGTAAGCGCGGTAACTTTAACCCAAGACTCAATTGCTCTTAACCACATTAATGTACAGCGTTTTGTAAAAGGAAAGTCAAAATGGGGTACAATATCATTCACATTATTTGATCCTATCACTCCTTCTGGCGCTCAAGCTGTAATGGAATGGGTACGTTTACATCACGAATCTGTAACAGGTAGAGATGGTTACTCCGACTTCTATAAGAAGGATTTAACACTTAATATCTTAGGTCCTGTTGGTGATATTGTAAGTGAGTGGGTGTTGAAGGGATGTCTCATCACAGAAGCCAACTTTGGTGAATATAGTTGGGATAACGAATCAGCAGCTCAAAACATTACAATGGTTGTGCAACCTGATTATTGCGTTCTCAATTTTTAGGCCATCCGGTGGTACCTTACGTCCTCCTGTAATATTTATAATAAAACAGGAGGACACTTTTAT